TGGATACCGAACTACTAAATGTAGCAGCACCAGTAGTACCAATAGTCATTCCCGTTCCAGATTGACCAGCTATTAAAATAGTTCCACCAGTATTTGGAGCAACTAATGAAGCCGTTGGATAGGTAGCATCACCTAATATCATTATGGCTTTGGTATCACTCGCATTGCCATTCAAAAATAATCTTCCACCAGTTACAGTTAAAGCACCTGTAAGCGTTCCACCCGTTAATGGTAGATAACCACTTAACGCACTTGTTAAAGCCAAAGTTCCCGTTGCACTTGGTAGCGTATATGTATTAGTTCCGTCCGTAATAGTTGACTCTAATCTAAGTTGACCCGTTAATCTTGCCGTACCTGTTACATCAAGTTTAAAAGTATCGTTAGTATTGTTTATAGAAACGTTGCCAGAAGATTGTACCCTCATCTTCTCAGTACTACTTGTACCAATAATAGTAGCACCCGTTTGTGAAATAATTACAAAGTCCCCTGCAACACCTGCCGTTACAAACTGCCCATTGACAGTTACAAGACCGAACTTAGCTTGGTAGATAGAACCCGTTACCGCCTCGCCCATTGATACACTCGGAGCATTACCGCTTAAACGTAAATGATTATCAGCAGTAGAATTAAAAATCTCAATAGACCTTTGAGGGTTTACTAAGCCAATACCTAAACGATTATTTGTTGCGTCCCAAAAATGATTGTTTGAACCCGTTACTGTACTCGTTCCGTTAAAAAATGTTACTTGCCCACTTGCACCCGTCCCCGTTACTGGATTGGTTAAAGCGTTCTGCTTAGAATTAAAAGTAGTCCAATCCGTGCTTGATAATAAACCTTGAGCCGAACCACTTGCAGTTGCAATAGCTAAAGTAATAGTTCCACTTGTTGTAATAGGTGTAGAGCCAATAGTTACTCCGCTTGTTGCAGAAGATAAGCCTACACTTGTAACTGTACCAACCGCACCGCTTGAACGCTGCCAAATAGTTCCTGAATAAATAACATAATCGCCAACCGCAAAAGTAATCGCACCTGCTCCAAAGTTTACTGTTCCGGCTACGTTACAAATATATACATCGCCCGTGTCTCCCGTTCCGTTTGCAAGTGTAGGTGTGTTAGTCGCTGCATTCCAAGTTCCTTTATATTCCATAATAGAACTCGGCAACTGAGCGATAGGCACTTTACCTGCACTATCCAAAGAAGCATAACCATTACTAACTCCCTTCTCACTTCTTAGCTGATAAGTATTTAATAAAGCTTGTGAAGGGAACACCTCTACATAAGCAGACCCACTCCATAAGTAAAGTTTCTGCGTGTCTTTAGCACAATAGATAACGTTTATATCGCCCGTTACTGGGAACGCTGCAAGGTTAGTATAAAACGAAACCGCACCGCTAAATATCGCCCCTAATTGCGCAAGTGTAATCTTTTTACTTACTCCACTAATCGGGTCTCCTATGATAGTTAAATCTGTACTATCTGGCGCTAACTCGGTTGCTAATTGATTAATCTTTTTGCCTATCATATTAGTATGTATAAATAGATGGAACTTGACATCTATCGTTTAAGTAAGGTAATTGCATTGTAATATCTATCTTAACTCCTGCAAGATAGTCAGGGTCGTTTTCAGTAAAGAACGTAATAGCTGCGTTATCGCCTATCTCCCAAATAGCTTTAGGGTATCTAAGCTGCGCCACTATGTCTTGACCTACTAAAGTCATATCACTAAGCACTTCGGTTTCGTTGGTTTCTTCCATTAGCATTCTGTCCATAAAGTACAAGCTAAATTGATACTCTATATTCTTAGCTAAGATATTAGCACCCGTTAATGTAAAGAACATAGCAGGGTAAGTTACCTCTCCATTGCTTAAACGTTCCCACACATCGCCAAAATAAACAAAGTTAATTTGTTCGTGGTCGTTTCCGAGTGTCGTTATTTGCTCTGTTATTTGGTTTAACGTTAGGCTCATTCTTAATTTTTTCTAAATAAACACGCAGTTTATTTTGGTTCTTTATTGTTGTTACTTTACTCATAATTAGCAGCTACTACAACCTTTGTCCCCTTGATAAAGTTCCTCAAAGCTTTTACCTGCGCAGCAATCAAAATCGCCTAACCAAATGCTCGTTGTGTAAGCATCGTTCTCAGGGTGTATCGCATCAATGCCGCTACCAGGATTAAGGTACTCAGGATAAAGTGTAGAATATTCTTTTAAGTATTTAATCATTCTTTGCTTGTAGAACTCCGCACGGGTCTTGTATCTATTAGCCACGTCAATCATATCTTGCATCGAAGGGTTCTCGGTATTTTCTCCACCCTTCCTTAACAATCCTTTGTTATAGAACTGATAAGACAAGCCCATTGGCAACTCACTAAGTACATAGTGTACTAAAGTATCTGCTATGTATTGGTCTAACAAGATAACCTCGTTGCCGTTCAAGTTGTTTGCCGTAATACCTGCTTGTAAACGACTATATAAGGCACTACCTAAAGCCGGTAGGATATACATATCTTGGGCGGTTTTTATCTCAGGCAATACAAGTTTCTCGTCCACGTTTGCGTGTAAGCCAGAGCGGTCTTTAATATTCTGTACGCTTATGAATAATGTGTTTAAACTCATTTCTTATTTTCTTTTAACTATGTTTGACTTCCACTCGTGTCTGCAACTTGGCGATACTGTATTTGTTCCCGGCTTAGTGTACCAACCGCCTCGTCTGTCCCATACAGAATAACCAAGCCTTGCACTCATTGTCTCTATTTCGCTACGAGTATAAAACTTATTAGCAGTTACTAAGTACTTACAAAAAGGTCTGCTTGTATCTAAATCGCCATCGTTAAAACCTGCTTTCCACTCGTAGCTATATCTAATTAATATCTGCGTAGTTTGTGGCTTCATAGCTTCAACAATCTGTCCGATAGGTGCAGTTAATTGTCTTTCGATAATAACGTTGCTATCAATTCCTTTGCCTTGCTTTACATCATTTGTCTTAATAAACCCCTTCTCAATTAAGGTATCAATAACACGCTTTACCGCACCTACATCTTCTTTAAGTGTGTCAGCAATAACCTCTGGAGTAATACGCTTATCCTTAACAATCAAGTCCAAGATATTAGATTGTAACTGTGTTACATCTGCAAACATTTCAAAGTCCGCATCATCGCTAAATCTTGTCTTGCTTTTAAATACTTCGTAACCACTCCTATCTTCTCCGAACTCAAAGAAAACCTGAAAGTCTTGCTCACTAAATTGCTCTTCTTCTGCACCTAACCAAGTAAATATCTCTTCGTCTGTAAGCGCATAACCGCCCTTAAGCATAGAACTTGCTTGTTCTCTGGTTATCTTACCCTTGTTAAAGTCTCTAATAATACGCTGCATATTTTGCCACTCACGACCTTTCAATCCTTTAATGTGTTCGTTTACACTTAAAGGACTTGCAGCCATTGGTTGCTCGGTTACAATAGGCATACCATTATTGTCAGTCATAGGACTTAAACCAACTAAAGCTCTAATTTCATTTTGCTTCATTGACTCCAATACTTTGTTAGCAACTAATGGACTTAGATTAGATATACCATCAATGACTCTTTGTGCTTCGTTACTTGCATCAACTTCTAAAGGAGGTAAGTTAAGCATTTCTCTTATCTCGTCCTTAGTCATATTTTGAATAAGAACATTCTCTGTAAACTCAATACCGATTGGGTCAGTAGGGATAAGCTTTAATTCAACCTCTAACCCTGCATACTTAGCTAACATATTAAATACACCTTCAAGTTGCATTTGCTTATAGCGTACATAGGTATTGTTAAATATCTCGTAACTATCACGCATTTGTTGGCGGTTGCCTAATTGACCTGGAACTGCAATACCGAATAAGTCAGGACTTGTAATCTGGTGTCCGCTAAATATGTTAGTTTGTATTAACTCATCTACTCTACCGAAGTCCTCTTTAGTTAAATCACTTGCACCCAAATCGTCAACAATAGGCTTACGACTTACATCGTTTACAAAAGCAAGTAAATACTTTTTGCCGTCCGCACCTGTGTACATATTGTCAAACTGCTTACTAACGCTACGCTTCTCGTCAGGGCTTGGCTCTCCGTTTGGTAAAGTAATAAGTTTACTGGCAGAAAACCCTGTTTGAGCATTACCCAAAACGTGCTTACTAACTTCTACATCACTTTCAATGTAGTTAAGCGCACCGAAATAACCAGGAAGGCTATAAACATTCATACCCGGTCTGTACTCCTTTACATAAAGTATCTGCACACCTTGTGGGTTAGCAGGGTTAAATGCATTGTAAATCTCTGCCTTCTCTTGATTGCGTGTAACTTTCCAATCGTCTTTATACCAGAACTGTGTGTTGTCTTTGTTTGTTCTAATCTTTGTATAATCACAATGCCATAACTCAGCTACTTGTTCGCCCATTACACTCCAAATAACTTGGATGTAAGCACCGCCAAATAGTTCTAAATCTAAAGCAACCTTTTTAGTAAGGTCTATAAGGCTCTCTTCTCTATTTACTTTTTTAACTAAAGCCTCTTCTCCTGCCCAACCATTGCCGACAATGTAGTTAACCTTGCCACGAATAATTGCGTTATGCTTTGCTGATTTGTTAAATAGGTCTAATAAGTATTGCGGATAGTCATTATTTTGACCATACTGCATATACCCTTCGCCTTTTTTCTCTTTATATTCCGGTTGCTTTGCTTCCGCAAATGTCAATACTTGTATTTCCATTATTGTCTTATTGTGAATGTGCTTGTTGTTTCGTATTCTGTGAATGATATAGTTGTACCCTCGAGTTCCATAATGCCGCTTTCAAGCAGGTTTAAGCCTGTCGGGTCTGTGTTGGTAGTACTTGCTTGTTCGTAGATTGTGTAGGTGTATTGCCCGTTTAAAGCCGTATTAAAGAAGCTATTTACTACTATGCTAAACTCATTGTAACGTTCCTTGTAAGCACTTATATCCGTATTGTTTAGCCTTACGAATTTAATCTCCGTATTTGTGCTTCTATTCTCAAATATGAATAGATAGTTCGGGCTTGTTAAAAGCTGCTTCTCAGTCAAGGTAAGTATAATATTTTCGGTTTGTCCCTTTGTAAGTCTTATCACAACTATAAATATAATTAACTGCGAATGTTTGCAAAATAAAAAACCCCCACCTAATTAAAGGCGAGGGCATCTATATACAAAACCAAAACAACCTAAGTACCTGGTGTAGTAAGTGC